CTAAGGCGTCCTCAAGGTCGTACACGGTGCGCAGTTCGTTTAGGGTTGCTTTCCCTTCCGCGATGATTGCGCCAAAGAGGGGATCAATGTTCCGGTAATCCACTGTTCGGCCTTTTGGCTGATAGCTTCTAAGAAAGTCGAGCCCTTGCCGTTGCCGAAAAAACTCACGTTGTACTGGAGCGCCTCCATTTCCAACCGGGCCAGCGTTTCCCAGTGCCCCGTATGGTTGTCGATTAACGCCCGCGTAGTAAGGGGGAGCTGTTGCCCGTCAGGTAGTACCACCGCACAGAACGCCATGAGTTTAATCATGGTTTCCTCGTTTACCGCGTAATCGCCCAGCTTGGGCACGGCAGACAGCGGATACTTGGCGACAATCTCCCGGCCTTGGATGGCGGGGAAACGTGACACGACAAACCGGCGGACTACTCCGTCCGGGTCCGTGATTTCGATTTCCTTGGGCTTGACGAACATCGGTGTTTACGTCTTGCGGACGTTTTCAAATGAGAATTGATAAGTGTTGGTCTTGAGCCGCCCGGAGCTGGCAAGCCCGGTGCCTGCGGGGCCGTCCGTGATAGCGCCGTTCGTGCCGGTCCACGTCCGCCCGTTGGGGTAGAAAATCACGATCGTGACCACATCCCGCGCGCCTTGCTTGCCGCGTCCCACCCGGTTGGACTCAAACAGCACCGACAAATTGATGTCGTCCGCGCTGCCCGGAATGACCGCCAGCGCACACGGCACGGGGTTGGCTTTGGACCACAAAATCAGATCGCCATTCGCGCCCATGGCTTTATCGCGGATCTGCATTGACGGCATGTCCACGGGGTCCGCGTCGTCTGAGAACGCCGTCACGTCGAAACCCGCCGGGAATGTCACGGAGGCCATGACCCGGGCGCGGAGCCCGAAGCCTGAAACATCGGAAGTCATAATTGTTTACTCCAGTCGTTGCGGGGATTAGATCAAGACGTTTGACCCGGTAACCTTGCGGATGGCGTCGTCCTTAGAGTAGATGAGCGTGTACGCCGCTTTCCACTCCGTCCGGCTGTCCTGCGTGACGTAGGACGACAACACCACGTCAACCCAGTAGCCCAGCCGGTAGACCTGTTGCCATGCGTTGTCGTCGTTGGTCAAGCTGCCGATATACAGCTTTTGGGTCGTGCTCAGGGCCTTCCCTACGCTCACGGTGCCGTTGTTCAACGCCGCATCGATCGGGGTCTGCAACACCGCCAAGAGCTGAATCCGCCCCTGATCGTTGGCGGGCACGCGGGACAGTGACAGCAACGCGGACATGATGGCCGCGCCGATTGCGTCCTTGAGCCACATTTCGTTGGCGTAGACATTTTGGTCTACGGGGTCAGTCTGGAGCCCGCACATGACCCCCCGCTGATAGAAGTCAATGTAGGCCCCGGCGGACTGCGTGCGCCCGTAGTAGTTCGCCCGCGCGTTGTCCATGGTGTCCGCCGCCGCGTTGGTCGATACCGATGGGGTCAGCGTGGCAAGCTGATACATATAATTCTGAACACTGTTGCGGGCCGCGTAGTCGGTTGCCGCAAGGATCGCCGCCGGGAGGATTTCCGGGTACTCCGTGGACATCGGGGCATACGTGTACGACACCCCCGACAGGCCCGCCAGCGCCGCGTATAGGACCGCCGCGTCAGTGTCGAGGGCAAACCCCACACTGTAGTGAAACCGCACGTTGTACGTGTCGTTTTGCGTGGCGACAGCGGTCACTTGCGCCGTGCTCAGGGCCGGGATGAAAACCGCCGTTCCGAAATTGTCTGACGCCTCCACGGAGTCAATGAACGACTGTACGGGTTCCTCCGCCGCTACACCGGGGGAGAAAATCGCGCCCGTGGCCCAGCCCAGCAACGACGCCACGGCAACGCCGGTAGCCGCCGCCTGAACGTTGACCGCGCCAACGCCGGAGGCACCGGAAACCAGATTGAACGTATTGGACGGAGCGTCATACGTGACGGTTGCCGATGTCCACGCGGCACCGCCAGCCACAACCGCCCGGATGGCGGTTTGCACAACCGTAGCAACCGCCGCAAGGCTCGCCGCGCCCGTAAAATTGAGCCCGGTAACGTCGGCGGTATGCGCGCCCAACGTCAGTTTGAGGCTACCCGTCGTGATCGGCCCGCCGGTAAACGCGGTCAGAGCTGACGCGCCGTTAGCCTTGCCGAAAATCTTTGCGGACGTGTTGGCGTTGGCCCAGCGCCCGAAACTGATCTTCCGGGGGGCTTTGATGGTCTTGGACACCCAGCCAAAATAGAACGCCGCGCGCAACGCCTCCGCGCTGCCGGTGCCAAAGTACGACACCACGTCCGTGACGTTATCCATTTCCACAACGGTTTTCGCGGGGACCCGCTCCGACGTGGTAAACAGCCGCAGGATCAAATCCCGCGCCCGAACGGCAACGCCGCCGCCAACGCCGGATGTGATGTCAATATACCGCTTGAACGAGATTGCCATGATGTTGGTTTCCTATATCCGGTAAAGGCTGGCGTCATACGTGGACACCACAGGCGCGACGGTTGACCGTACCCGCTCATGTGTGAACACGATTTCAAAACTTGGGGCCGCTTCCCAACGGTCCGTTTCATCGGACCAATACGGGTTTTGCACGTCCGTAATACGCAATATCTGGAGCCCCTGCGCCCGTAGCGCGGCCCTCGTGTCATCGCCTGACAGGATCCCGGCAACAATGTTCAAAACATCGCTTTCCGTCGGACCGCTGATAACGGGGCTCTGCGGGACCAGCGCCATGAACTGATAGGCGCTTTCGTAGTCCTGCGCTTCGTCGTGCCGCATGGACCCGACCGGATCCGGAGGCGTCGGGGCAACGTAGGCGTCAGACACCCGGGGGAATCCATACCGCTTGTCCCGCTGTTTGACGAAATAGATCGCCGCGTCCGCGTTGGGGCCTTGCTGCCGGGGTTGGTAGTTCTGTACGACCGTCAACCCCGGCACCGTGGACAAAACGGGATCCTGCGGCATGCGTAGGTCAAGCTGCGCGCATATGAGCGTACTGATTTCGTTATCCGTCATACGCGCGCCTTTAGCCGGTCTTGACCGCTTAACGCTTTTTCGCCGTCGTGGCGGGTGCCGTGGGCAAAGGCGGGATCACCGGGCCGTCATCCGCGCCCGGGGTGCCAATCTTGGGTTGTTCGTCCGGTGCGAAGTCCTGCGGCACCAACGGTGCGCCCCCGTCACGGCTTGCCATGTCCGCCGCCGCAATCTCCGGGTCAACCCGCTCCTGACTGACTTCGATAAATCCGTTCTTGCGATGCAAGACGAAATCATCGTTCGCCTCAAGAATGGCGAGCTGTTCCGGAGTGACCTCCGTCACCACCCCCCGGGGAGTCACCAGCCGGGAATCGGCGATGCCCGCCCCGCCTGCGATGTGGACTTGCCCCGCCGGGATGGGCATGTCCGCCCCGCCTTGCGCCCAGTTGGTGTAGAGCTGGGACGCCGTGAGGGTGGAATAAATGTAGATGCGCGACATGGGAATAACTCCTTTGGAGATTGAGGGGGCGCGGTATTACACGCCGGACCGACGGACGACAGCAAACGGGCGTTTGAGCATGACCCCGGCCAACGCGTTAGCGAAGTCCTCCACATAGCCCTTGATTTGCTTTTCGGTGCCCAGCGCCTGAAACTTGGCGGGGACGATCTGCGCCCACACTTGGCCGCCATCGGTGCCGCCGTCCTCCACACGCTCCGCGTACAGGTAGAACACGTTTGCGCCGCCGTTGGCCGCGTTCAGCTCCGGGGCGGACTCCACGCGCATGGAGGGATAGGTTTCCTTGATCCACTGGCGCACGCTGACGCCGTAGTCAGACGTGACGCTCAGGTATTGGTAAACGTTGGTGGCAACGGCCAGCACCAACGGGGCTTTGTCGATGTCGATCGTGTCCTGCGAAGCCGCTTGCAGAGCTGCCGCTGCCGCGCGAATGTCCGCCGTGATCTGGAGGAACGTCTTGACGGCCCATGTCGTGCCGCTGCCGGGGTTGGCAACCGTCACGTATGCGCTCAGGCTGGGATCATTCAGGAAACCATACGTACGGTTTGCGCCGCCGTTGAACCCGTAGAACCCGACCCGGTTGCGGATGATTTCCAGCGACATCGCCGCCGCGTTGCGCTTCTCCGCCGCCGTGTTGACACGGACGCGGGCCGCGCGTGCGTCCTCCAGCAAACCGACCTTGAAACCCTTTTCCCAGCGGAGCACAGTACGCCGCTCGAAATTCAGGTTCCACGAGGACAGCGGGACGTTGCCATAGTCGCTGTAAATCGCGGCCTCGCCCAGCGGTTCCAACACGCCTTGGATGACTTCCTCATCCTCCCAGCTTCCCGCCGTCATGATGCCCATAAGGGCGTCGGCCTTGCGCGCGGCAGTCAGCACGCGCACGAGCCCGGGGAGCCACGATTGCAGGAATTGCACGGGGTTGGTGATGCTGGCCGTGGTAATCAGGGCCTGATTGTCGTCCATTGCCATGCCGTCAATGCCCATATGGGCGATCATTTCGGCCACGCGCCGGGCGGGGAGGTTGATCCCCAACGCGCGCAGATCGGCAACGTCGCCCATGGTCAGGGCGGCAACCTGCGCCGCGTCCATTGCCATTACGCCAACGCGCGATGCGGGAATGTTGCTGTGGATGGTTGATGCTTTCATGATGTCGGGTCCTTGTGGTGTTGTGGGTTTAGACGCCGGTCAGGCTGACGACAACCAGACCCGCCGCCGCGTTGGAGTAACGCACCACCCGGGCCGTGCCGGGAACGAACGCGGACCCGCTGGGGGCTGTTGAATCCGCCGTGACCGTGGCGGACGCCGCCGTCTGGCTGACACTCACGGTATAGGTTCCGGTGCCGCCCGTGCCGGTGCCAAGCGCCGTGATACGGGTCCCGGGCACCACGTTGGCACCGAACAGCTCTTGGCCCACGGCCAGCGGGGCGGATCCAGCGGCAACCGCCGAAACGGTAAGCGTGGTCGTGGAGATTGAGCCCGTCACGCTCACGGAGGGGGCCACACTGCCCAGTACGCCGGTCGTCGTGTCATACGTCACCTTGTCACCGATGTTCGCCGCTGCCGCCAGCGCCGCCACGATGTAACCCATGGTGACAAACTCGCCCACACTGCCCGTAGGCATCAGCAGAGTAGGGGCCAGTGCGCCGCTTGTGGTGCCGTATGAGGCCAGCGCCTTGGGGTTGGCAAGAATGCCGCCCTGCGGGCCAGTGCCACCGGGCACAAACGTACCGTCTGACGTGTCGATGGTAAAATACCGCCCGACCGCCAGATACGCCGCCGTGGCGCTTTTGAGTACCCCGGGCTGCGCACGATAGGGGCCGTCAAAGACGATTTCACCGACAACGCCAAAACCTTGATTGAGTGCCACCGCAGATTGAAACGCCGCCGCCCACGGGGCCGATCGGATCACGTAGGCGGCATACACCGCGCGGCCCAGCTTGGACACTTCCGCCGCTACGAAACGGGCCGCCGACTTTGCCGCCGCCCAGCCCGGCACCGTGCGGGCCGGAGTCAGTACCAGCACGACGAGCGCCAGCAGAACGAGGGCGAACGCCATCAACGACGCGCCCAGCTTTTGGAGAATGGTTTTCATGGCGTAGGCTCCTTTACTTGCTGTCGCCGTTGATGAATGCCCGAACGAAACCGCCCTTTGTCGGGGCGGAATCGAGCGCCACACGGGCCGGGGGCGTTGCGCCCGGGGCCGCGTGCAGGTAGCCAGCCAGCGCCGCAGGGGCTCCCGCCGGATCGACCTTGATCCCCAACTTTTCGCAACCGTAAACGGCCACGGCGTGGGCGGTCATTTCCGCATGGTCGAATGCGCCCACGAGGGGGGTGATGCGTTGGACCAGCGCGTCACGCGCGGCAATGTCCTTGAGGACTGCCGGGCCGGTCGTGGCCTTGAGGGAAGCGATTTCCTGCACGATCGGGGCAAGCGCCGTGGTGAGGGCGGCGTCCATGGCCGCTGCCGTCACCGGCTTGTCTGCGTCCTCCACGGGGGCCGCTGGAGCCGCTGCGCCGGGGCTCATGCTGGCAAGCGCCGCCGTGACTTTGGCGACTTGAGGGGCCAGCTCGCCCACGATTTTGACCAGATCGGCCAGAGTCATATCGCCCGCCTTGGGTCCGTCATTGCTGGGGGCCGGGGGTGGGGTTTTCGTGTCATCCGCCATGGTTGAAAATTCCTTTGCGTCAAATGAAAAAGTCATATGGTCCAACACGGCCACGCGCGGCCCCATGCGTCCCGACTGCACAAGGGCAAGATGATTACCCCTGATTTCCCGTTGTACCGCATCGTAATGCTGTCCCTCAAAGACCCCGCTCACGATGTCATACACACAACGATATCCGGCGGAAAGTTCCTTTTTGCCGGACTGAATTAATTTCGCCAGTGTAGACGAAAAAACTTTGATGTTGGCAAAAAGTGTGCCGTCTTTGAAAAAAACGTCCTCGCCAATCACGCCTTGCACGCCTTTTGCCTCCGCCGGGATCGCGTCCGGGGTGATGGCCTCCAGCGTGGGGCCTAGCATGGTGTGGTTGTCGATCCACGGTATCAGCTTGAACGATTCCACACACTCCGGGGCCGCTAGTTCCTCCGCCGGGCGGAGGACCTGATACACGCGATCCGCGTCCGGCCCGGTCAACCCCAACTGCCGCCCGGAGTACGGGAAAATCCCCGCCCGGCTGATTGGGTTGGCTTTGATTTCGTACCAGCCGTTACCGTCCGGGATCCGTTGGGAGGCGGTCACTTCGTCAGCTCCCACGCGAACACGACGCCCGCCGCCGCTGCCGCCGCCACCAACAGCAACCCGTCAGTCATGGCGTAGCCTAACGCCACCAACAGCAACCCGCCAGTCATGGCGTAGCCTAACCCGCCGTCGCCCATGTCAAAGGACCGACGCACCGACCACAGACCCAGCGCCCCCACGAGCGCCGCCGCGATTAGTACAACGTAATTCATGCTGTGGCCTCCGGGTCCTCGTCGGAAAAGTCAAACACTGGCGACATGGTACACCGACAATTGACCGCTTGTCCGGGAATACCACGCTCCCCGGTCCGCTGATCGATAACCGGCGGATCGGAAAACAAGTATACATTCCCGTCCATTTCGACATGATCCTCACGCGGGTGCGCACCGCCGCCGCTGTGGTGCCACATGTACCGCTTGAGCCCCAACGCCTGCATGCGGCCTTTGTTTATGCTGTTGTAAACCTTGCGCGTTTGGTCCAGCGCGATATTCTTGGCGCGTCGGTGTGTCTGACCCTCGTACTGTTCAAGGGCGGGAATCAAATCCTGTAAACCGTTGCCCGTGGTGATGCTGCGCATAACAGCCCCCTCCACTTGCGTCAGGTACTGGGACGCGATCGACCGTATCAGTCCGACATTCTCCGCAACGGATGCCTTATAGATGTTCTCCAGCGATGCGGACATAACGGACGTTTTTACGCTCATGCCTCCGGACAACGCTTGCAAGCTGGAATGTAGCGCCGTCGTGGACGCCTTTGCCGCACCGTCTACCATCGTTTCTGCCAGCGGTTTTGCCCGCTTGTCGAATAGATCCAGAAACTTGGCCTCCAGTTGGTTTACGAGAATCCGCGCCTGACTCCCGATAGTGGAGGCATCCTGCGCAAAGTGGGACGCCGCCGCTTCCGACCGAAACAGCCGGAGGATTTCCCGGTTTACTTGCGCCGTCATTTGAGCCGTGAGCCCCTGCAACGCGATCACGTACCGGGTAGCAACGCCCGCCGGGGGCCGTAGGGGCGTGCCCTTGAATCGCGGAGCTGTGGCCCGGGAGGCGGCCCACTGTTTGCGCTTGTTCGTGAGCACGGTTTACGCCCCGCCACCAAAGGGCACGGGGGCGGGCTTGCCGGGCAACGGTTGAATACCGTTCTGCGGGGTTGGGTCGTCGTCCGCCGATTCAAGGACCGCGATCCCGTCATATCCGCTATCCGGGTCCTTTGCGATGCGCGCCCGCACGTCCGCCCCGTCGATCGCGCCGCACTCAACTAGCACTTTGTCAGTGTCGCTTTTCAGTTTGTTGGTTTCCGCCAGCTCCTTTGCCGTGGGGCTGTCCAACGGAGCCCACACCACATCAACCGTAAACGGCTTTTCGATACTGAACGCAGGCATGACTAACGAACGTATGACACAAGCATGGTGCCGCTCCATCAGCCGGGTTAGGTCGTTGGCCTGAATACTTTCCAGTTCCTCATGGTAGGACGATTCCTCGTATGACCCGGTAGAGTTAAACCCCTTGGGAGTCGTGCCCATCAACTTTGTAGCGGGGATGTTCGCCGCCGCCGCTACAAGCTGATACTGCGTCATGATGTTATCGTCTAGGTCCGTCAGACTCGTGTCATGCTGTTCTATCTTGTCTGCGTCTTTGCTGGCAACCTTGATACCGTAGCTGGTCAGCCATGAGGTCCACTTTTGCATGCGCTCCGCAAACCGGATGGGCTGGGTAAGGGCCTTTTCGGTGTCCGTGTAAAACACCGTACTCCGTTTGGTGAGCATGAGCTGTGGTGCCTCATTCGCGCACCGTTCCGCCGCGTAAACCCGTTCGTATATCCGTTGGGGCACGCTGATACCGCCAAACAAGTATGACGGTTTGAAAATGTCCGCCACCGCTTCCCCCCGCAAGATCACTAGGTGCGACTTATGGACCCGCTTACCGTTTACGATCCAGTATGACGGTTCGTAAAAATCAATCGACGTTGGATCCATGGCCGCGCTAGTCGTCAGCTCCGGTACGACCCAGTACGGATCAATCTGTGCGATTCCCTCATACGTGCCCGCTAGCACGCCGTCCGGGTTAAACGGTTTGACGTAGTAGTCCGGGTCTGTGCTGTTTACTTTGAACATAGCCACGCGTATGCCAAACACGCGGCCCATTTGGACAAACTCCACCATATTGGACTTGAGTTTGAACCGCTTGTCTGCTTTTTCGATCGCGGCAAGAATTTCCACCGTCTTACCGCTACCGTCGTTGGACGCCAGCCGGTAGCCCTTGCGCACTGCGTCCCGGGCGGGGACCGCGCACGCCTTAGCGACTAGCCAATGCTGCGCAATGATGGCGCACATTTGATAGCCAATGAATCCTTGCGATCCGTACCACGCCGCTTGTGAGTCCGGGACACCATACGCCCCCAGCGCATACGCCGCCTTGAGACTGCTTCCCCCCGTGGCGTCGTCTTGAGCGAACGTCGCTAGCGTGCCTGCCCGTTCGCTTTTGGCGTCCCACAGCCTCACCTTGTCAATCGCCCGGCTACCCTCCGCCCCGAAAACCACATCCTGCAAGCGTTGCGCGCGCATGGACGCCGCGATCAATGCCGCCGTAGGGCCCGGTTCGTCGTCGTGGTCCGTGGCAAACATCCCCTTATCGCGCGGGGCTGCAACGGGGGCCGGAGCCGTGACGGGGGCGGGGCTGGTAAACAGCCATTTAAGGAAACGGACAAGCATTGCGGACCCCTCAAAGATCAAAGAACCCGCGCGCCACTTGCTGGGCGGGGGCGTACAGAATCATAACGGAGTCAGCCAGATTAGGCGATTTAGCTCCGTCGGGCTGTTTGTTTATCAACAGCTTACCCGCTCCATTCTGTGACCATGTGGGCTGCGACAGTTCGCTAATCAACTGCTGTAGTACAGGAATATGAGGGCTGATCGAAATCAGGGATTCCGGGTCGTACCCCGTCTGACCATGCGTCACGGCCCGATACGTCCGCAGGAATCGCAACCGCAAGGACCACCAGCCCTGCGCTTTCCGGTTGGCGTAGTAATCTTTATTCAACCGCTCCAACTTGTCTTTGTCCGCGTCCACGTCCACAGATTCAATCTGTCCTTCCGGTGCCACGACTTCCCCGGATCCCCGGAACGTTTCCACGGTCAGCCGTTGGCCCTCCGGACGCGCGGCATTGATTCGCGTTGCATCGCCCCGGACGCCAGCCCCCAGCCCATCCGCGTCATACGAAAATTCCGCATAGTTCTGTGTGTCGCAGATCGTAAACGCCCGTTCCGTGGTTGAGTAGATGTCGGACCCCTTGCCGCTGAATGCCTCCGCATACTCCAGCAAAATCCCATGACGGCCCGTAAACGCGTTTAAGTCTTTGCCCTCGTCCGCTACGTCCAACGCTCCGCGTCGGACGCCTGTAGGGGCTATTCCCAGCTTTTCGTGAGCATTGACCGCCGCTTGTATCCACTCGTTTGGTATGACAATGCCCGCGACACTGGCGTTATAGTTCCGGTCGATTTCCTGCGCGATCGTTACCGGGTCCAGTCAC